ATTTGTTATTAATTTGTCTTTTCTTGGTTGTCCTATATGTATAGTAGCCAGTATAGCACGTATATCCCTTACCATGCTTTCTGAGTAGTAAGATCTTATTCTAAATCCACGCTCACCATTTATCTTAGCACCAATTGGTGGTGGTATCATTCCAGTCTTAATTAACTTTGGCATATATTTTCTATGACGATTAACTAATTTAGCAGTCTCTGCAACCGTATATGCACGTTCTCTATTTTTTCTAAAGTCAGAACGTAAACATGTTTCAAATCTATCTTTTGTTATATTATAAATAGAAACCATTCCAGTAGATCGTGAACTATGATGAAGTCTTACCAAGTCATTATTTAAAAACCATATTTTTTTATTTGCTTTTATTATAGTTTCGTTATTGTAAATTTCGCCCTGGATAATTCCTTTGCTAGTAACCATTTTCCTTCTTCACTTTCTGCTGGAGGATGAAAAAATCTTCTTAAACCACATACTACACAGTAAGTTTCCATATGCTGAATACTACTATATTGTCTATCAATGAACGTTCTTCCCCTACATTTTTTACAAAAAATCATTATTTTATTATTAGTTTGGAATTCCAACAAGAATTAAATGTACTGCTAAAGATAGATCGCCAGAGGCCCCAAACCTTACAACACCTTCAACCCTTGTTTCTGTAACACTTTTTAAAATAACATTTACATTTTGTCCTGCTGGAGTTTGTCCAATATTTACTGGAGTTGCTGAAACAATTGGCGGATATTTAAAATCTTTAAAATCATACGTAAAGGTTTTTTCATTTCCAGCAGAAACTGTTGAGTTATTAGCAACTTCAACATAACCACCAATTATTCTTGAATTAGAAGTTTTAATTTCTTGTTTACCAGCACTTACTGTATCTATAACTGTTTTATTTGTAGTTGTGGATGCAATTTGCGTAGAAAGGTCGTTTACAGCATCAACTAAACTATACAAATATGTAACATCAAGAGGTTGACCTCTTTCTGGTAGTGGTACTTTAGCCATTATTTCCTCCTATTAAAGTATATCATTAAACAGTGTGTGGACCATCTTCATAGACTAATAAAAAAGAAGAATCTCTAGTAATTGGAGTTCCCTTTAAGTATACCTCTATTGAAAGTTTGTTTGGTTCAGATCCTTGAACTACCCCATTAATTGTATAGGTATTTGGAATTGGAAAAGAGGCATTTGTACCATCAATTCTTTGTTTGTATATCCAATCACCGCCATCATTTCTATCCCATTTTAACCATAGATCAAACTCGTGTGATCTTCTAATTTGATTTCCATTTATTTGTATTGAAACAGAATCCCAAGCAAAAGTTGCAACCTGTCCAGATTTATTAAAAGATATGTTTCCACCAACATATGTATATTCTGGTTTAATAATTGATATTGGTGACCATTGAGATGTTCTATTTTTATCTTCAGAAATAATTCGGTATTTTAAAACATATCCTTCTTCATTTACATTTATTGTTGGAAGATTATTTTGTTTTATTTTTATTTTTTTAATTCCAGCGTCAGCCATTATGTTACACCAACTGAAAATCTAAATTCAATGTAATTACTAGTATTAGGATTTTTTACAATAGTTGATGCATCTATATTTTGAACCACTGAGTATCCAGTTAAACCATAAAGTGGATTTTCTGTAGCAATATTTTCTAATCTTATTGCATCTAATGCTACATAATAATCATTAGATGGAACCCCTGCATCAATAACGCAGGCATATATTTTTACAACTGTAACTGCATTCCATGTAAAATTGGCACTTGTATATAGTTCTTGAAGTTGTTTTGTTACAACAAAATATCTTTCTGTAGAAAAATCATATGACCCACCACTACTATCGTCAACAACTTCTGCCTCAAATCTAGCATATTCTGCAGTTTCTGTTTCTGTTGATGCAAACTCTACCATTACCCTTACGATTTCTGGAGTTGTTATAGATGAACCATCTTTATTTATTAAAGAAAATGCTAAACGTAATTCGTCTGTTGGAGAATTTTTTGTAAAATCAACATTTGCACCAGTTAAATGTATATGATTTGATCCAGGTTCTATAATAAAATGGTCTTGTGCTGCTCCACTTTCTTCATTAATTGTAATATCAGCATCATCACCCTGAATTAAAATAACATTATTTAAAAATCTTGGTCTTTCATATCTTTCAACTCTTGGTGATTTGAAAAATATTGGATTGTCTGCACTTGTTTGAAATACTGTATCTGTAACTGCAATAATATTATCATATTCAGGTTGATCTAGTGCAGAAGAAAATGTATTAATTGCTACGGCTGCCTCGGTTGTATGGTGTTGCCAATTTTCAGTTTGTGTAAATGCATAAACTGTTTTACTATCATATGCTCCAGCAGAAGGATTTGACCCTGCAGAATAAATTCCAATTTCTGAAATTTCATATCTTTCTTCTGTTGGTAACTCTGCTGTTAAAACTATTTTATCTAATCCACCTTCATTTACAAACCCTCTTGAAGAAATTGGAACACGAAACATTTCAAAGTCTAAATTTTGTTTTGTTGAATAATTTCCAAGAGGATCACCAGTAATCAATGGTGTGGCTCCACATCCAATGGCAAGGTATGACGCATATGCTGGTGCTTGTCCAAGCAAATATTTTGCAATAATGGTTTTGCCAGTATTAGTTATCACGAGATTATTTCTCCAAGATCTGCTTCATATATTGTACCATCTGTAGTAATTTGTATTTCAATTTGCTCATCATTGTTTATATTAATAAACTCAATAATTAGATCTCCTGTACTTTCTTCAATATATACATTTTCTCCATTTGTCCCATTGCCTTCGTTTGGAATTTTGTCTTCTAATTTTATTGAAAATCCAGCAAAATATTTATTTGCAGTTTGTTGAAGGCTAAGAATGTTATTTGGGTTATATCTTTGCTGTATTGATGATAAATTTTTAATAGGCTGATATGATATTTTTTGACCATTAACAATATCAGATCTTGTAATATTGATTAATTCTTGCCCACCAATATTTTCAAAAATTAAATCTGCCATTGTATCTATTGGCGTTGCTTCATTGTCAAATAAAATACTGTCTATTGTTGCAGTTTTAACTGGTGGTGGAGGAGGAGCAATCATTATTTGTAAAGTTGGAGTTGGTGGAGTTGGATATACAAAATTTGTTGGAGCAGTACTAAAAACAATATTGCCGTTAGTAATAATACCACCACTACCAGGGTCAACACTCCCACTACTGCCATCTCCAATAACATCAGGTTCTACAGGATTAACTGGTATAGAACTACTTATAACTTTTTTAGGAGCCTTGTTTGAAGGTGAAGGTTTAACTACTGTTGGTTCTTTATATAAGGGGTTACCTTGTCCATAGGTGAAACTTGAAGAAGTTGAATAGTTATATCTTGGTTTAGATTTACCTTCACCTGAATTTTCGCCTGGCATTTTAAACCTCCGCCAAATAAAGTGTCATATCTGGACCATTTATTTTTCTTGTATACTCAATATTATATACTATAAACCTAGAGGTATTTTTTGTAACTAAGTCTAAATTATTAGAATCCTTATAGTTAATTGTAACAATATCTCCAAGTTGAATAATTGGGGTTGAAAATATTTTGATACCAATAGATTTTTTAGGAACCATTAATTTATTTATTATCCATCCCATTAAATTTTCAGCATCGTCTTGTGTTTGAATATATGGAGTATCTAAAGAAAATTCATTATTACCATAAATCATTCTACTTAACTTTATATTATCAAATTTTTCTTTTTCAATAAGAGGAGAGATAATTTGAGAAGAACTAGTTAATTGTGGATTAGAAAAATTACTACGTTTTTTAAAATATTCATCAACTGTTAACTCATGGGTTGTATCTTGTGTAAAAGTAATTCCTTGAATTCTTAAATAATTTCCACTAGTTTCGTCAAGATTAATTGCTGTATCTGTAGCATTAAAAATTAAAAACTCAGCACCGTATGAATCAGCATAAAATCCAGATGTTATATAGCCTTTTATTTTATTAAATGTTGGAGAAAGTTGAGCATAAAGAGCGGGGTAAGCACGATCATATTTAATATCAAAATAAGAGCATTCTCTCATAATTGAGCCAAATTCTTCAAAATACATATTATATTTAGGTGGCTCCTGAGAACTAATTCCCGATAAATATGTTGATTGAACAATACCACTCATTGCATATTTTCTAAAAGATTCGCTAGCGTTTATTTCTTTATCTCCAAATGCTGAAGAAAGCGTTTCTCCAATTGTAAAAACACTATTTTGAGAATAATTTTCAGATAGTGCATATATATTTTCAAACATAATTCTAGAAGATCCACGAACGAATGGGGCCATGTTATTATATATTGGAAGTGGATCTGAATCATCTACAACTTGAATTAATTGATTATTTATATATAAGAAAAACCTTCTTATTTTTCCTATATCTTGATATTCTACTGCTAAATCATATACGGTAGAGTTTTCTTCGCCAGTCATTCTATATTGTCCCGTAAATCTACCGTCATCAACTATAATTTTTGATAATCCACCCCAAAGTTTTATGGGAATTGCTTCTGTATTTGAAGAATTTTTTTTAATTTTATAAAATACTATATTATTAATTGAAATACTAGACTTATTATTTTTATCTAACTTTAAATATGACTCTATATTTTGTTCTGTCAAAGCAACAATTTCAAAATAATATCCATTATTTGTTTCTGGATTAAGTAGTACTGCTAAACCACCAGATCCACCAGCAATATTTACATTTTGGTCTGGTTTAACTCCAGCAACTTGATAATATGTGGTGCTTCCTGTTGGAGTTTGGCTACGAGTTTCATTGTTTTCAATTTTACCAATAATCCTTATTCTAGTTCCAAAATGTTTATATGCATTATCTAGTTCTTTATAAACATATGAAACTAAATCAATTGGTTTTTCTGTTGTTGTAAATGATGGACCATTCATAACTAGAGCGGATGACTGTATAGTTCCAGATTGTGTTGATAATGTATTATTGACAGGTGTTTCAGTTGAATAACTTGAAGACATAAAATTTTTTATAGTTCCATTTCTTGATGTTTGTCTTGCTTTAGTATTATTTACGCCTGCTGCTCCAGTTGTGGTTGATGGAGGGGATATATCCTCAAGTAATGTTGTTGTAAATAAATACTCTGTTTTCATTTCACAGCCTTTAACATAGTCATTATTTGACCAATATGAATTTATACCTGCTGAATGAGATGTAATTTGTGTTCCAAACTGTCCTCTTCCATGTTCATAAACTAAACCATTTTGTAAACGAGTAATTCCATCAACTGTTTCATAAAATGGGACCGTATATATTCTTACCAGCCCTGTTGGATATATTTTTCCATTAAACGGCAATGATTTAAAGTAGTTTTGATACTCTTGATTATTTGTAATCCAGACATTGCTACTGCCCTGTCTATGCGACACCCTCCAAGCCTGTATTTCTTCGCCTTTTTGTGCTTCTGTAATTTCTCCATTTGCAACTTTTTTATCTAAATCATCAATAATATTAATTGGGGCTAATCTTCCAGGTAAAACAATTTGTGGAGAAGATTCTAACAATGATCCATCTGATTGAATAGGATACCAAAGTGCAAGAGTAACATTAAATTGAGCAGCATCATATTTAATAATTTCTCCATTAGAATAAAAATAACCCTGATATCTAGTAAGCCAATAAACATTTTCTCCAAGATCTATTATATTATTTTGAATTTGATGATTAACCACTGTTGGAACATTGTTAGATAAATCTGAATTTATTGGCATTGCCCCAAGAACATATTTTGATTGTTTAGATGCAACCTCATTAATTGTTTTTGTTGAATCTGTTCCAGAAACCTCCCAAAGTAAGGCTGGTTTATATATCCAAGTTTTTTCCTGATCAATCATACTTGCTTGACGAATATTTCCATAAGATCTTTGTATATATCTAGTTGTATAATTAATTTTTCCATTATTATAAACTTTTTTATCTTCAGATGCTATTGATAAAATATTTGGCAATGTCCCAGATGCTTGATTTTCAATTATTCCACTAGTAAACTGATTATTTGATCCAGATAGAATAATATTAGTATTTCTATCTTCTATATTTGGCAGCATATAGTTTTTACTCATTACAATAAAGTTATTGTACTCATCAAAAAACATTGCAGTTTGTGTAGATATTGCTAACTGATTTAAAACTTCTGCTACGGTTTGATCTGGCGCAATAAAAAAATATGGAATTATTGGTTCTGGTTCATTTGCTGTTCTATAAAAAGCGTAATTACTAAAACCAATATAGTCAAGAATTAATGTAATGGCATAACTGAGTGATACCTCTGTAACTAACATTCTTGGCGCTGGCATAGATTCTAAAAAGAAATAAAAATCTCTTAGAGATAAATTTAATGTTCCAGCAGTTACATTTGCTTGTGGAAATCCATCTGAATATAAGGTTTTAATTGGTACCCAATAATCATATCCATTTACATTTAATATTTTTTCATAAAAATTAAATTTTATATTTTTACGAATATAATCACTAACAATGCTATTAGTATTGTTATCATTAAATGCTTGATCATCATCAAATATAGACAAATCACCAGTTGAGGCAAGCAACTGCCCTACTGGTAAAGCAGAATTTCCTAAATCTGAAAGTATTTTTTTAATACTATACTCTATAACCTTGTCAGATATATTAGCAATAAGTCTTGGAGACATTTCAATTAAGTCAAATGTAGAATCAAATTTATTCATTCTCTCTACTACAACTCTTAATCCACGAATATTTTGAAACTCTCTATATATTACTTTTCCATTTGTTGTTTCTGTAAAAGATAATGGAGATGTTAGATCTGTTACAAAACTTGTTTTATTATCAATTTTTTCATTTCCTAAAATCCAACCATAAGTAGGTACAAAAGTTTCATATTCCTGTGTGGTTGAATTCCAAACGTAAAATGTTCCTATGTCTCCATCATTTTCAATAATTAAATATGCATATCCATTAACTGATTCTGTTGGTAATAATGTTGAAGAAGAAAATATTTCCGCTATAATAAAAGTATCTTTAAATTTATTTGGAATATTTTTTAATCCATACTGTAATTCAACATATCCATCATTAGAAATAATTGCAGATCCATTTTCTCTTAAATCGTTTTCATTAAAAATATATGCATCGTTCCAATTATTTTCTTCAAGATATTGAACTTTCCATCTTGTTGGAGTTGTTTTATTTATATTGCCATAAAGTGGATCTGGAAATGTTTTAGAAATATCCGTAAAATCTCCAAGATCTATATCGCCAACATTTGTTTGCATTTTTATAATAATTCTATTTGTTGGAACATTTTTTTTATATACAACGAATGGCACGGCATCATCTATATAATAGTTTCCATTAACTATTGTTTTTGCAATTCCTCTTTCAATACCTTGTTCTGTTCTAAAAGAAGTCCAATATTTAAATTGATCATATCTTGATGGCATATAATATCTTGGCCTTCTTGCAATATCTTTACCAGAGTTTGCCAAGTATTTACCGTTAAAAAATACCGCTTTATTAATACCAGATCTTGGCCTAAATGGTTTTATGCAGTCTTCTAAAGAATATAATAATTTAATCTTTTCTTTTGTTGAAGTAAAAACTTGTGGTATCCCATTATTTTCAAACCCCCCATCAACAACAACATCGGCATCTGTTGCACCTGTATAAAATAAACCAATATCTGCTGGATCAAAAGTATTTATTAGTGTTAAGAATTGAGAATTTTGCTCTTGGGGTCTATACCTATAGTTACCAAGTTTAAATATATTATCTGGCATATTCATATTCCATTCAGCCAGAACTAGTGACTCTGTTTGTATTGTTGCAGATGTTTCAAAGTGTTCTTTTAGTTCGGTACTTTCAAACATTTAAACTTCTTCCAGTGTTACCGATATGTTCCAAAGATCATGATTTGTTGCTCCACGCTTTACGACGGAGTAATTAAAATCTGCAAAATAAACTTGAATTATTTGGTTATATCTATTTAAACCATTATACTTATAACTTTGACCATCTAAGTTTGTATATTTATCATAAGCAAGATACATCCAAAAAGGCCCTTGATGTGTTTCATACCAATCAAGCAACTCTACTCCGCCTGCTCCACCATCTGCTGTATACTCTGCTGTAGATCCTTCAGTTGGTGCTATACCTGTTGTTTCATTAAAGTTGACCAATCCTGCATACCCTCGTGAAGGCAGCATATTCCAAGATACAGACATGCTTAGTTTATCTGCAATATGATATGAACGCATACGGCCATTAATTGTTCTTTGTCTTTGTTCAATTCTTTGGGTATTAAATTGCATATCTCCTCTATTATGATCAGACAAAATGATGAACTGATCTAATAGATCTGGATCTGTTTCTTCTGTGTCTGCTCCTATCTCTATGCCATTAGGCACATATAGGCCATTAGAAAGGGTTCCAGGGTTGTTTGCCCATAATATACCCTGTGGTCTTGTATATCTACGTCTACCCGTTAAATAAGCACTAGTAGCCATTATACTCTTTGCCCCCGAATTCTTTGTGAATCAACATTTTTAATTTCTCTCATTACTGCTCTAGCAATATCATTTGGATTTGAATTGGCTCCATTAATACTAAACCCTAAGTTATAATTATACACTGCGGTTGAGTTATCGCTCAAAGATGTTGATACATTATTAACTGGAATTCCAGTAGATCCTCCTAGAGCACTAAGCATTGATGGATATTTAGACTCATTCATAGATTGAAGCAATGGACCAAATTGTTGTGCTGCTGCTTTATTTACTACAAACTCGCCAGGAGTTAACATTGTTGGGACGGTATCAGAGCCAACAGATAGTCCGCCATTAGCCATATACTTGACTTTTCCACCATACATTAAATATCCAAGGGCTTTTGCTTGAGCAGTATACCTTGCTGAAGCAGCATTATCTGGGTCCGCCAAATCTAACATTTCGTGTCCAGTTTTTGGATCAATATATGTTGAATTTATTCCATCAACCTCTGCATAGTTAGTATTTAATTTGCTACCAGTTACACTTGCATTGAATGATGACGCAGTTTTTATAGAATCAGCAATAGATTTCCAAGCATTTGCTGCTGTGGTAGAAGATAAAGCAATTGCATCTATATTTGTTTTAAAATCATTTAATTTTTTATTAGATGCTTCTACATATTGTTGTATAAAATTCCATTGATTCTTTGTTATTCCATTAATTTGTAATGATTTTTGTTCTTGTTCAATTTGAAATGCAAGATCAGATAATAGTTGTCGTTTTGCTTCTGCTTGTTTTTGAAGTGGTTCAAGTTGTGAAACTTCAATATTATAAATTTGATCATTTAAAGTAACAACCTCTGCTTCAATTTGTTTTCTAGTCATTTTTTGACCATTAACAATTGCAACTATAGATGATAGTTCTTTTTGTTTTTGTACTTCTAGGTTTGTTACTGCTTTCTCTAAACCAGTGCCCATCCTATTTAAAGCCTCTTGTGCTGCCTCTGCTCTCATATCTTGTGCTGCTGCTGCAGCGGCTGAAATATCTCCCTGTGTCAAAGCATTGGCAAGTCCAAGTTGTTTTTGTTGTTGTGAAATTAAGAATGAATTAATTGATTTTACTGATTCAAGAGCATCTTTTTGTTTATTTAAATAATCAATTTTTTGATCATAAGTTTCAGTAATTGCAGTTTCTTGTCTACCAATTAAATCAAGGGTGCGATTATAAGATTTAATTTCTGAATTAATACCATTTATTTGATTTTGTATTTTTTCAATTGCTCTTTCATCAATAGCAATACTTAATTCTACTTGGTCTGGAGTCATCTTATTTATTGACAAAAATGTTTCTCTTGCTTTTCTTTCAATTTCTAAAAAGGCATAATCAAATTCTTCACTTAATTGTTCTGCAGCGCCCTCTGCCTCTTCGCTTGCTTGAAAGTCAACAATCCTTTTTAGTCCCTGTTCAAGTTTTTTAGTTGCATCGGTTGCCATTTTTGCTGATATTGCTAGATTTTTTATTTGTTCATCTGTTACTTCTCCACTAGCAATTGCTGCTGCATCTAAAGAATTTGCAGTCATTTTTAATGCTGTAGCAGAGTCAATACCTGCTGTTTTAAGTCTTGTTAATGCTTTTAACTCATTGTCTTGTTGTGCCCGAATTGCCGATTGGTTATCACGCAAAACACCAACCTGAGCAGCAGGGCCTAATTTTTGAAGGGCTTCTCCATATTTACCTAAAACTAACTTTCCATTTTTTGCTTTATCTGTAATTTTATCAAAAAACTTTGCTGCATTTTCAGCATCTAATCCTCTAGCCATTTCAAGAGTAAATTCATTGGCTTTTAATTTTTCTAATTTATTAACAACACCATCAAAACCAGGAATTGACCTTCCTTTACCAAGTTGTTTTAATAATTCTTCCCAACCACCAAGAGCATTAACAGATTCTTTTCTAAACAATTTTAATTTTAATAATAAATCATCAAGAATTGTATCTCTTTGTTTACCAGCACCGTTATCAACGTTAGGTGTTGGTGGAGCAATTGTTAAATCTACTCTAGCATTTGTTACTGTTTGACCAAGAGCATCTGCATATTTTTTAATTTGTGCTGGAATTGATAAATTACTATACTGACTACCTCCCAGTGGACCAGCCTCTTTTTGCCATTTTTTAAAATCATCACTACCTTTAACTGATGCTTCGTCCATGTTTATAACTGTTGCAACCTCTTGTAAGTAAACTGCTTTTTGTGCTTGATTTAATTTATTAAAATAATCTACATTTATTGCCCCCATTGCTTCTGGTGATAAAAATGTTGTTGCAACTTCAATACTTAATTTTCCTTCATTCTTTTTAATTGCATCAAAAACTGCTTGAAGTGAATCTTTAGCACCTTTATTTTTATCATTTAAATAATAATCAGCAATTACTGCAACATCAACAACTCCAGCACTTTGACCTAATGCTGCATAAAAATCAATAAATTGTTGAGCCTCTTCTCCTGTTTTTTGTAAATTAACTTTAGCAATAAAATCTGCAGATACTTTTGTATTTTGATTACCTTCTTTATCAACAAATGCACCAATTACTTGAGATATTTGTCCACCAGTTTTTCCACCAAACTTTGTCATAACATTAATTACTGCATCCATTGATTTTTTATCTTTACCAATAATATTAATAAGATTTACCATATCAGATGGGGCTATATTTCCTGCACCCATATTAACTGTTAAAACATATTCATTTCTTCCGCTTACGCCTTTAAGAAGTTCTTGTGCTGCACCAGCAAACTGTTCTTGTCCAGTTCCCTTATATTGTGCTATAACACTTTCTTTAGCAGCATTAAGTAATCCTGCCTGAGTATTACCTTTTGAAGAGTCATATGCTTTTACTATTGCCTCGTTAGTTTTTAATGCTTTATTATCTAAACTAATTCTGTCACGTATTAAATCATTTTGTAATTCTTTTAATTTTACAATATTTCCTTCAGCCTCTGCCTGTTTAATCTCTTGAGCATAATATTGTTCAAGAGATGCACGTAATTCATTTTGTTGATTAAGTGCTGACTGTTGACTTGCTACTGCTGCACCAGTTAATTTTCCAACTGCTGCTGCTTGTCCTGCAATTGCTTTTACGGCAATAAATCCTCCCGCAATTGCACCAGCCACTGCACCAACAACATTTCCAATTCCAGGAACAACTGTGCCTGCTGCTGCTCCAATGCCCGATGTTGCAGCAATCATTCCTCCAATTGAAACATTTTTATTCATTGCTCCAAGACCTAAATTAGATACTTTAAATCCACCAGCCTCTTGTGCATTTAAAGCAGTAGTGCCAACTGACTTAGTTGCTTCTTCTATTAATTGAACTCTAATTTTAAGCGGGTTATTTAATAAATTACTTCCATCTGGACCCATTAAAGAATCTAGTTGCCCTGCAACGGTTAATCCAAGTGGTAGATCTCCTAATTGTTCTGCAATATTTACTGCAAGGCTTCTTGCTTGTTCTACTGAAAATAAGCCAGTACTAATTCCAGTAGATAGTTGTGCAAATAATTCTTGTTGAGCACCCTGTCTACCACCAAGTCCTTTATCTGTAATTACTTTTGCAAGTGCAGCAACAGTTGCTTTTCCTTGTTCTCCTTGTATAAATGCAGATCCAAATGTTGTTTTTCCTGATTGTACAGAAAATGGAGAAAATCTTTTATTTCTTTCATAATCTGCAAGTTCTTGTGCAGAAACTTTATTAGCAAATTTGGCAAGACCATCAAGTGCAGATTTTGTTGAAGAAATTTTTGTTCCAAGGTCTAGTGCTTCTTTATTTGCTTTATTAAAAGTATCTCTTATTGATTTAGTTGCAAAATAGAAAGATGCTAGTACTGCAGTTACTGTGATAAGTCCAGCCTTCATTGGTGTTAATGTTAGTGCTGTCTTTGAAAGATTTGAAGCAAGCATTGTTAAACCTTGTAATACAAAAATTAGTGGCAATATTTTTTGAGCAACCTCTCCCATTTTTCCACCAGTAAATGATGCTGCAATTGTTAATGCTGATATTGCTCCAACCGCAGTATTGGCTGATTGGGCAAAAGATTTTTTAGTTGCAGCAGTTTCTGTAGTTACTTTTGTATCTTTATTAACTTCTTTTGTATTATCTCTTATTGCTTTTTCTGAATCTTTTTTAGACTGTAATCCTCTTGGGCCTAAAGCCATTCTAGATTGAATTTGTGATAAAGGAAGTCCAGTTTTTGGATCAACTTGAGGAGCATTAGCAAAACCACGTAATCTTTTAATTCTTTGAACAATTGTTTCATTTGGATTAAGTGGTGTAACTCTATTATCTGAAACATTTCTACTTGTTGTTTGTATGTTTGCTGGTTTACTTGCTGTATTTTGACCAGTTAATCGTGTTAATTCTCCATTACTTTGTCTCTTATACTCACCTTTACGGGCTGCTGCAAATCTTTCTGCAATACCATATTTATCTAGTTTTGCTGTTCTATTTCTAATAAATTCTTCTGCTTTGCCTTTGGCAGTTTTGGCAATTTCTATTTGTCTACTACTTGATCCAAGTGCTCTTACTGGTCTAAATTTATCATCAACCATTAATGCAATGTTTTTCTTTGTTAAAGAAATACGACCGTTATCAATTTCTGGTCTTTCAAATCCAACAATTCTGCCATTTGCTTTATCTCTAATAACGTTGAGTTCTAGGTTTGGATTTACTTTTTCAAGTTCTAATAATTGATTAAGAGAACTTTGGTTTAATTTTCCACTACGAGCAGCCGATACTACATTTTGAATAGATGAAGTACCTGATACAGCACTTGGAAAAGTTCCTATCTTTTTTACATTTTTTAAAACTCTATCTAAGTTAAGTGTTCCACCCATAGATCTGCTGGATTCTGCATAAAGGGTTTGTACTGCATTTCTTAATACAGAATTTTTATTTTTTAATAATCCACCAATAATTCCAGTTTTATTATTTCCCATTCTTGAATAAATAGTTCTATCATTAATTTGATGATTATCTGGAAGTATTTTTAATGACTCTAAAAGATTTGCCCTAACTGTTGCTGCAACATTATAGGCTTTTTTAGGAGGCAGCCCTGCTTCTATTAACTTTGCTGTCATTGTTTTTAATGCTTCTGGACGATTTATTTCTGCACGATATTGGCCTAAAGAAACAGTGGCTTGATTCATTCTAGTGTTTGTATTTGGATTAATATCAAACCCTAATGCAGTATAAATATTTTCTCTCTTAAAGCCAAATTGTTGTCCAAGTACAGACATTTGACTTGCTCTTGCTTCTCTAAAAGGAACTATGTGTCCAAACGATGTTTTAGTTGATTGGGATGTTGATGTTATGGATCCAGCATCTTTTGTTCCAGTTCCATATTTTGCAATTTTTCCAGTAACAAGGGCTTCAACTAATGGTTTAAATCTATCATCTTGTGCAGTTTTTGTTGGAACTACTGCTTCTCCAGGCATTAATAGTGCTGGTACTGAGTCTTTTCCGTTTATACCGCCAACTACTCCTGTTGTTCCTCCAGCAAATTTTTTACCAGTTCCTCCACCCTTTATACCAGGTTTAAATCCTGGAACCATCATTCCAGGGTTTATTGCTGCAAATCTTGCTGCTGCTGCACTTGCTTCAAGATATGCTTGACGCAATACCATAACTGCATCTGCTTCCATAACAAACTGTTGTGTAAGTTTTGAATGTGTTTGATTTAATGAAGATGCTACTGTTGCAGCCTCTAACTGTTCTGCTGTAAGATAATTAGTTTGTTCTGCTAAAATATTACTATTTCCACTAAGTTTTAAAAATCCACCACGCAGTGTTGTAAATAGTTTAATCATGTTTGCGCCAGCGTTTAATAGTAAACCAAAACTCATTAATAATACTGGACCAATTACACCAACAAGTGTTGTTGCTACAACAATAAACTTTTTAGTGCCTTCTCCAAGATTATTAAATTTGTCTAATAATCTTCCAATACTTTGTGCAATTGGTGTTACTGCCTCTAAAAATGATTTTCCAACTGGCTCAAGTGCTAATTTTAAATCTTGTACTGCTGATTTAAATTTTACTCCAACAGCATTTTCAACAGTCTTTAATTCTCGTTCAGACAATATTGCAAGTTCTGCAACAGAGGCTTGTGTCAATCCTAATACACGATTTGCTTGAGTTCCATCTTTTGTTACGTTTTGAAATAATGTTGATAAACGTGAAAACTGGAACTTGCCAAATAGTTGTTCAATAGCACGAGCACGATTTAATGGGTCTAGAGTATCTAATGCTTGAGCAAATCCAACAACTGTTGCTTTTAAATCTCCCTTATTTGCTTCAACAATACCCTTAATATTAATTCCAAATCCAGCCAACATGTCGCTAGCCTTTTTACTTGGATTAATAAGTGATGCAAGACCTGACTTAAGGGCATTAGCGCCTTCTGATGCATTAATTCCACCCTCTTTCATAGCAGTCATAAAGAATGCTAAATCTTCAACAGATCCTCCTAATTGTTTAACAACTGGACCTGCTTTAGGAATTGCTTCTGTTAAATCTTCAATAGATAATACTGTTTGGTTTTCAACTGCGTTAAGAAAGTTTATTTTACTTGCTAAATCTTCTGCTGCAATGCCAAATGCATTTGTAACGGATATAGTTGTTTCTAATGCTTTTCCTTGTTCAACATTACCAAGTACTGAAAGCCTTGTTGCTTCTGATATTTGTGCTGTTAGTTCTGCACCTGTTTTACCCATTGCTGCTGCATCTGCAGCCATTTTCATTGTATCTACAACCGCTACACCATATTTTGTAAAAGATTCTGCAAGTTTTCTTACATTATCTAATGCTTTATTTGTTTCATCTGTAGTTGTAAACATTTCCCCATATACACGTTTAAACCTAATTGCTTGAGCCTCAAGGTCCATGAAGGTTTTAGCAGCAGCAGTTCCTAAATAAGCAAGTGGAATTGTAAAACCAACCATAAGTTGGCGTCCTGCCCATTGTGTATTTTTACCA